TCACTTGAATTTAATATGCTTAACTTTTTCATTGGGGCACCCTTGGGACACGACAGTAGGCAGCACATCGTTCAGCAGTTCCACCTGGTTACGGTCCATTCCTCCTATCCATTTTGAATAAATCTCGTAAACCATCTTGGCGTTTTCGTGGCCGAGTTGGCTTGCAATGAATGATGGGTTGGCCCCGGCAGTTAACAACCAACAGGCAAATGTGTGCCTGGACTGGTAAGGGCGGCGAGAGCGAATGCCTGCTTTTTTCAGTCCAGCATCCCAACTGTAACCCAAAGACGATTTGCTGAAGCTCGCGCCCTTAGTTCTGGATCGCGAGCCTGGCATAAATACGAACCGCAAACTTTGTTGTTCGGTTAAGCCGTATTCCCTGTGATGGAACGTAATTTCTGTTTTACTGAGCGCGCCAGTTTTCTTGAACTGAAGCCGGATCGCTTCCAGTGCTGGCTGCAGGAGGGTAACCGTCCGGATGCCGGCATCCGTTTTAGGTGGTACAAACAACCCCTCGTTAGTCTTATTCCTGCAAACATGTATTTCCCCTTTATCGAGATCTACATCCTCCCACGCTAGCGCTGCGAGCTCCCCATGACGGAGGCCCGTATGTATGGCTGACACCCCGCAACCGGAAATCCCTGACAATCTGACGTGGGGTCAAAGCCTAGATTTAAACGTCAGTCTGCTATCGGCGCTGGGGCAGTGCAACCGGGATAAGGCTGACATCAGGCAGGCAGAATCAAAACGTCAGTAGGGCATTACAGAGACACCTTTCAAGACGACTCGCTAATCGTCACCGATTCTTACCACCTCTTCTTTGGAAAGGCAGAATGTTGCCGACGTCTGCCACGCACATAAACAACAAGCGAGTATACAGCAAAGACCAAAAGCACTACCTAGACTCCCATCATGATTATGTCAGTCATTGGAACACTCTTGGATGGCTTACGACAAATCCTACACTTATTGTATTAATGTGATTTGTGTCAATGTTTATTTGAGATGTTACGACTGTCTCCCACATGTAGTGTCCGAGGTGACGATGCTCATTCTCTTCATCCTCCTGTATAGTTGGTTGTGTCGACTACCGAGGAAGATAGGCTGATATGAGGGCAGTCTTTCAATCTCAATGCTGGTGCGTATGGTTAATTATCTGCCGCAAATCTTCCTGAAGTGACATCAACGATGATAAATTAACTTCCTTTATGAGGAGGACTATATGGCTGATTGGTTTAGTGCGAATGCAGGTTCGATAATTGCCGCAGCTTCGGCAGTGGTCGGCGTTTTTGTAACAGGACTGTTCAATTATTTCTCAAACCTGTCAAATTCAAAAAATTTAAGGGAAGCAAGGGAGGGTCAGAACAATTTTGAGAAATGGAAAACTAACCGAGAGTTTTATGTAAACAAGGCCGAAGAGATTTTTGACTTAATTGATAGATGGGGTAAGTGTGCGAATACGCTTCATCAAATCCAAATGCTTCGGATTCAGGGGTTGAATAGTAATGAGGACGTTGGGAAGGCGTGGTGTAATTATAATGAAATCATCCAAAACCAAAGGATTAATATGCTTTTAAGTTTGTATTATAAAGACTTCGGAGGTGATCTTAATGAGATTTTAGCATTGTCTGATAAAATCAATTATGATTATACTTTGACCGTGTTAAGAACAAGTGATAGCGATAACGATGCTTTTCTTCGTGAAGCAAGCGCAAGAAATGAAGAGATAAACAAGAAAATCAGTCATTTTAAAACTCAACTTGCACAACTAACTCAACTTCATCTATAACGCTTTGTAATGTTTTGGTCACCAGTTTAAAGGCTCGTCAATCCCCGGTATGGAGTTCCCGGGGACGTGGCAAACGAGTCTGGAGTTAAATGCGAGGCTTTATTCTGTGCTGGGGTAGTGCAATCTTGATAAGGCGGGGATTAGAAAGATAGAGGAGAGCCGGTCAGATAGAAGTGGATCAGGCTCAAAAGGAAGTAGATAATAACGTGGGTAAATGTGTGATTGGCTATTTTACTAAACGAACTGAATTTTAGTATTTATTCTCCTTTGGTTTATTGAACGAAGTCTGATTTCTATTGTGTTACTTAATCCTCCTTGTGGTTATTCTAAATCCTGTAACATCGAACGTATGCGTGGTGGTTTTTCGTCCTATACTCGCCACATATTGAATGTCCAACGCGTTGGACGCTTCTCTCATTTATTTTTATAAAGATCTGCAAATGCTACCTGTGAGGTGTCATTGATAGAGTTTTATGGAGATTTAGATCTGGTGATGTCTCCGGAATCCCGGCGGTACATCCCCAATAACCAGAGGAATGTTCTGCATGGCTGAAAATGACAACCGCAGACCATATCCTCCCGTTAACTTCACTAGTCCGGAAAACTTCCGCCCATACATTGCTATCATCCCAGCGAATGAGGTCTATAGCTGGGTGAGCGACAATATCCTGATGGAAAACGGCAGCCTCCATAACGAGGACCACTTCCATCTCCACACGGCTGACATAGCGTTTATGTGGGCGTCGAATGCCTTTGATAAACGCGGTCGCGTCGTTCTCGGTCAATGTGAAGAAGTAATGCTCCGCGCCGGTGGCTGGCAGAAAGCCTGCATGGAGCAGCAGATGCATGAATGGTTCGGTCGCATACCGAAGTACATCATCACGTTGGCTGCCGACTACTGCGAGCAATGCAGCAACGTCGAATTCTGCGCGCTGCTTGAACATGAGCTTTACCACATTGCCCAGGCTACCGACGATTACGGCGCTCCGAAGTTCAACAAAGAGACCGGAATGCCGGTGCTGAAACTTCGCGGCCACGACGTCGAAGAGTTCGTTGGAGTGGTCCGGCGTTACGGCGCCAGCAAAGACGTGCAGGAAATGGTTGATGCGGCGAACAGGCCGGCGGAGGTTGCTCATATCGATGTTGCCAGGGCGTGCGGGACTTGCATGCTCAAACTGGCGTGATTTTATACTGCTTTATACGGATGGTGATTTATGGCTGCACTAAAACTAGAAGTGAGAGCCTTTATCATTCAAGAGCTTGCATGCTTTGATACGCCATCCCAAATCGTCGAGTCCGTACAAAAAGAATTTAAGGTTCAGGTGACGCGCCAGCAGGTAGCGTCGCATGACCCAACAAAGGCCGCAGGTAAAGGGCTCGCTAAGAAGTGGGTCGACCTTTTCAACGAACTCCGCGACCGCTTCCTCAACGAAATATCCGACATCCCGATCGCTAACAAAGCCTACCGCTTACGTGTCCTCCAGCGAATGTCGACGAATGCCGAGAACATGAAGAAGATCGGCATGACCGCGCAGCTGCTGGAGCAGGCGGCGAAAGAGGTCGGCGAAGCATATACCAACAGGCAGAAAGTGGAGCACACCGGCGCTAATGGTGGCCCGATCGAATCGACCACCCTGACGAAGGACGAATACAAGAAAGCTCGACAGGAGATGCTGGAGGATGACGACTGTTGAGCAGCGGAACTTTGCCCGCAAGATAGAGTGTGAAGAGGACGGGCTTTACTACTCCCGCTATTTCTTCAAGCAGCGCACCGGCGGCAAGATGATCATCGCGCCGCACCACATGGCGATACAGCGCGCGCTAGACCGCGTTATTAGTGGCGAGATTACGCGGCTGGTCATCAACGTTCCGCCAGGCTACACAAAGACAGAGCTGGCAACCATCAACATGATGGGCCGGGGGTTAGCGCTGAATAAGCGCGCCCGTTTCATGCACCTATCCTATTCGCACAACCTTGCGCTGCTGAACTCCTCAACTGCGCGCGGCATGATTAAGTCAAAGCTCTATCAGGCGATGTGGCCGATGGAGTTGCGCGACGATGCCGACAGCAAGGCGATGTGGTGGAACGAGTACGGCGGCGGAGTCTACGCGTCGTCAGCTGCAGGGCAAGTTACAGGCTTTCGTGCCGGGCATATGGAGCCCGGCTGGCAGGGCGCGCTGATTATTGATGACCCCGTTAAACCTGACGATGCTTATTCGGATATCGTTCGTAACGGAGTCAACAACCGCTTTAACGAGGCAATCAAATCACGACTGGCGATCGAGATGACGCCGATAATCGTGATTATGCAGCGTATCCACTACCACGATCTGAGCGGCTATTTGTTGCGTGGCGGGAGTGGGGAAAAGTGGCATCACCTGAATTTGCCGGTGATTATCGATAGCTGTCGTAGTTACGAAGAAGCTTATCCGGAAAACACCCACGCTATCCCAATTGACCACGGCCTGCCTGATGGCTGGCTATGGCCGTTTAAGCATAACGAATCGCACCGTGTATCCCTGTTCTCTCACTGGCGCACCGCCGAAGCTCAGTACCTGCAGAATCCGAAACGCTTCAATGCGGAGGGTGCGTTGTGGAACGAGGAGATGATCAGCGCCGCACACGCGATGAGGATCACCCAGGAGCTGGCCCGTACGGTCGTGGCAATCGACCCGCAGGCCACTAACAGCGAAGAGAGTGATGAATCCGGCATAGCTGTTGCGAGTGTTTACGGTAGTGGTGATGAGCGGCAGTACAGCCTGGATGCTGACTACAGCGGCAAATACTCCCCTAATGGCTGGGCGACTAAGGCTATCGATGCCTACACGCACCACGAGGCAGACGCGATCGTCATCGAAACCAACCAGGGTGGAGATATGGCTGTGGATACCCTCCGCAATGCTGGGTTCACTGGAAGAATCATTCGCGTGCACGCCAGCAAAGGTAAGTACGCCCGTGCCGAGCCTATATCGGCACTGTATGCGCAGGGGCGAGTCGCACACCATGGCAGCCTTTACGAGGTCGAAAACCAGTTCATGGAATACGTGCCATCTACCGCCAAGAAATCACCAGACCGGCTTGATGCTGCTGTATATGCACTCACCGAATTATCAGAACCACAATCAATCGGCATGTTGGTGCGTTCGCGCTGACGGAGGAAACCGTGAACGAAAGCGAAATGAAACAACAGCGCGCCAGTAACTCCAGCGTCGAACGTGAGCGCAACAAAAATTTGTCGATGCTCTTTAACGGGACCAGCAACACAAAGCGCCAGCGCCTCTATCAGGAGTTTGGCTACCCGCTTCACCTGACGTTCGATGACTTCTTCAGGGCGTATCGTCGTAACGCGGTGGCCGGTGCCGCCGTCACGCGCATGGTCGAAGGCTGCTGGGAGGACTTCCCGGAAGTCTACGAAGGCGACCAGACAAAAGACGCATCGAAACAAACGCCGTGGGATAAGCGCGTTAACAAGCTCATGAAACGCTGCTGGGAGCAGATTAAAGGCGCAGACCGCCGCAATCTTGTGGGCCGGTATTCGGCGCTGCTGCTGCAAATTAAGGACAGCAAAAACTGGGATGAGGAAGTTGATACGGCTGCCGTCGGTCGGCTGCAGGAAAAAGCCCTTGTGAAGCTAATCCCTGTCTGGGAAGCGCAAATAGACCCTATCAAGTGGAATGAAGACCAGAGCAGCGACGAGTTCGGCGAGGTGACGATGTACTCGTTCACTGAGCTGCCTGTCGACGGTAACTTCGACGCGCGGCCTAGCCGAATCATCAACGTGCACCCAGATCGCGTAATCATCCTGGCGGAAGGGTCAGACGATGGCGTGATGACGTCAGGTAAGTCCCTGCTTGAGGCTGGCTTCAACAAACTGCTCGATATTGAGAAGGTCAGCGGCGGCGCTTCTGAGGGCTTCCTGAAGAACGCCAGCCGACAGCTCAACTACTCGTTCAGCGAGAAAACAAACTTCTCCGCGTTGGCGAAAGCGCTCGGCGTTCCTGAGGGGCAGCTTGCTGAAGCATTGGATCAGCAGGTTCGCCGCCTCAACGACAGCACTGACAGCGCCAGCTTTATGCAGGCTGGCACCGCAGAGGTACTGAGCGTTACTGCATCTGACCCTGAGCCCTCGTGGCGTACCCACCGATGTGGTTTTGCGCTTCTGGAAGCTGGGTATTGTCCCTCCAGCAAAAGGCGAGGAAATTTCGGTCGGATGGTCAGATCTGCTGGCGCCGAGCCAGGCAGAGAAGATTGCCAATATGGACAAGCTCTCTGACGTTGCTGTGAAGTCGACGAATGCCTTTGGCCGCTCTACTATCACTGAGAACGAAATCCGCGCGGCGGGCGAACTCCAGCCATTGCCTGAACTTGACGATGAGATTCCGCCTGATGACCGCAAACCAAAACCTGATCCTCTGGCCGACCCAGAACCAGAAGCCGAAAAGTCCGGTGATACCACGGTCGAAAGTTGACCCCACGATGTCGCGCAAAGCCGTCAGTAAGATGGAACGCGATATCGAGGACCGTTACTACGCGATAAAGGTTGCACTGAAGGCTCTGTTCGACCAGCGGCTGACAGGGCGTGAGCGTGAGGTCAACAGCCACAACTGGCACTTCCTATGTCACGTTAACGGCGAAGAGCCAACGCTCTACCAGGTAAACGCCGGCAAGTTCATCTATGACATGTCAGCGCAGGAACTGGCCGAACTGCTGGAAGCGGTGCAGGCCATTCTCGACGATTACCTGCTGGATGGTGGCGAGCAAAACCTGTGGGCGATGGATTACGTCGCCGGAGAGGCGCAGCGCGGCACGCTGGAGGCATTCAACAACCTCTCGCAGCAGTCGCAGGTGTATGCCAGCCAGACGACTATACAGCAGCTTTTAAACAGCCCCGGCTATCTGAACCAAATAGCGGCGGCCAGGCTTACAACGTTCAGTGACTGGAAAGTCATCAGCGACACCGCCCGCGGCGATCTGACCAACATCATCACCGATGCGGTCGCGCGAGGGGGGAATCCTCGCGAGACGGCCAGCGTCATCAGCAAGCGCCTCGATGTGTCGATGTCGAAGGCGAAGACCATCGCTCAGACTGAGCAGGTCGGCGCGCTTCGGCAGGCACAATGGAACGAAACGGACTGGGCTGCCGACAGGCTGGGGCTGAATACCGGCCTGCTGTGGCTGTCTGCGCTTAAGCCAACGACGCGCACTTGGCACGCCAGCCGTCATGGAAAGGTCTACACCACCGAAGAGGTGCGTGACTTCTACGCTGAGAACGGCAACCGGTACAACTGCTACTGCAGCCAGATTCCGGTGCTGCTCAATGACGACGGCAGCATATTCAACAAGGGGTTGACTGAGAATCTTGCGAAAGAGCGCTCGAATTGGAATAAACCATGATTTCGTCTATATGTTATTTGTCCAGTTGTGGAGATAAATAGCATGCAAAAATGGTTTTATTCATGGTGTATTTATACTGTAAATCAATCTGGGGGATTTACCGTTGCTTTTGCTGGTTCTGCTTTCGCTGATTTCCAACAATATGTAACTCCCGAAGATGTTTTGCAGCAGATTGTCGCAGCGCTTTCAACACAGCACAACAATGAGAATGTCCACATAATTTCGCTAAACAGAATCTAAAACAAAGGTCGCTACGGCGGCCTTTTTTAATGCCTTAAATACACCAATGAGGACGCAACGTGAAGCTATCCAGCATCCACGTTAAATCCCTCGCCATCAACGTCTCCAATATCTCAATAACAACCATCAACGGCCAGGAACACTACGTCATTCGTGGTGCGGTTCCGATCGTCGATGACATTGTGATGAATGGTGGCTTGTACCCGGCGGAGGAGATTAACAACAGCTACCAGACGATGGAAGGCAAGCTGATGCCTCTGCCGCATCCGATGGTAGATGGCAAGTACGTCAGCGCCAACGACCCGCGCGCGATTAATGATTATCACGTCGGTGCCTGGGCGCAGAACGTCAGTAAGTCAGGCGATCAGGTCGTCATGGACGTTTACATCAATAAGGCGGTCGCTGAGACAAAGCCCGACGGTAAGCGCCTGATTAACCGTCTCGATGAGATGATCGCCGGGACTAATGTCGACCCCATCCACCTCTCTACCGGATTGCTCACCAACAAAGAGAAGAAGGCCGGCGAGTCGAAGGGCAAGAAGCATTCGTGGATTGCCCGCAACATGCAATTCGACCATATCGCCATCCTCCTGGATGAGCCCGGCGCCGGTACGCCAGAAGAGGGCGTCGGCATGTTCGTCAACGCCGACGGACAGGAGGGGAGGGTTGAAACCGCCAGCCTCATCGAGGCCGCGAACAGCATGAAAGACGGGCTCTGGAATAAAGCCAAATTCTTCTTCAGCAACGCTTCCCAAATGTCGTTTGACGATATCTACCAGGCGCTGCGGATGTCCATCAAGCAGGACGATAAAAAATGACGCTATGTCGTCAGCGTCTGGCCTGACCATTTCGTTTACGAAGAAGACGGCGACGGCGCCAAACCGAAACTCCTCGATCAGAAGTACCTCATCACTGACAAGGTAGTGACCCTGGTCGGTGACCCTGTAGAAGTCGTGCGCAAACCCACTGAGTACGAAGTCAAAACCAACGGAGAAATTAACCCGATGAAAGAGAAGATGATCGCCGCGCTTAATGCCGCCGGCGTAAAAACCGAGGGGCTGACCGACGATCAGGTCTGGGATGCCTACAACCAGCAGGCTCAGAAGAAAGCGGGCGACGGTGACCCGGGCCAGCCCCAGATTAATTCTGACGCGATTACCGCAGCGGTGAATCTGGCAATTAAGCCGTTGACCGATGAGATCGGCACGCTGAAAACCCAACTGCAGGCAAACGCTGAGAAAGACCTCACTACTAAGCGTCTGGCTGTCAAAGCTAAATTCCCGTTCATGACTGAAGCGGCGATTAACTCGCTGGCCGGCGACGCACTGAACGACATGTACTCGCAGTGCCAGACCAGCACTGGTCTTAACCCGGCATTCCAGGGCAATGGCGCACAGAGCGAAATCCTTTCTATGGAGGCACCTGAATAATGGCTCTCGCACCTCATTTCCATACCGTAATCGCGGGCCCGGCCCGCAAGAATGACCCGCAGGTCATTGAAGCAATCATGGCAGCCGCGGTGAAGCCGGGCTCTCTGGTGATGCTGGACAGCACTGGGAAACTGGCCGTGCATGCTACAGCCGGCGGCGCCGGTGTAGCGCTGGCGCTCCAGCACAATTATATCGGCGTCGGTGACATTCGTGACTCTGTTCCGGAAGGTGATACCGGCGCGGCCATCATGTGCGAAGACGATGTCGACTATCACATGCTGGTCAAAGCCTCTCAGGTGTTGCTTGAGAATGAAGGCCTCGTATCTGCTGGTGACGGCACGCTCCAGAAATCCGCTGCGCCGACTACCGACGTGGTTCTGTTCTACTCACGCGAGAAAATCACTGTTGGCGCAGAAGCCCAGCTCGTGAAAGTCCGCAAATCAGGGAAAGCTACCGCATGAGCATGATCGTATTTAACAAAAAACTGGTTACTGAACATAACCAGATTAAGAAAGCATGGAATCAGTTGCTGATGCAGCGTGAGTCCTTCAACGTTAATCAGAACACTCTTGCGACTCAGTACGGCGGCGCGCTGGAAGTTAACCAGGCGGCGCTGATCTCCAAAGATTACTGGCGTGAAGTGGACAACATCACCACTCGGGTTTTCCGTAACGACGAAGGTAACGGCCTTCTGGATGACCTGCTTGGCCTCGGTACACCAATCTCCATCGGTAAGACTGCCGCTCTGTATCGTGTTTCCAGCGACGCGGGCAAGGTTCACCGCACCCTGACCGGTCACGTTCCGGAAGAGCTGGATAAGGTCATCTACGACGAAGCGGGTGACCCGATCCCGATCTTCAACACTGGCTATAGCCGTGAGTGGCGTGAGTGGAACGGCATGCAGTCGGAAAACCTCGATTCAACCGGATGTTAA